TACACCTCTTTTCCTTGGTGCGCCCAGGGGGGGTTTTGGTCTTCGGCCATAAGTCGGAGCATCACGGACGCTCTGGCGAATTGGCGCATGAGGAGTACATCAAGTTCCGCATTGGGAACGGATACACCCGTGAGGAAATCGAGGCGAAGACGTTGGCTTTGCGTGGGTCCATGTTCCCTATGAACCATGAGGCGGTGCTTGCCGCAGTGAAGCGCAATTTCTCCGACGTTTCGGAGACCTTCAGGTTCATGATGTTCAGTGCTCTGTTTGCTATCAAGTAACGCCATGCCTACCGCATCCCCCGAGGACACCGGCCCGAGACGACGAGTAATCCTCCGCCGTGCGCGCGGGGGCGGCGGCGGGTTTAGCCCCAGTATCTCCACCCGGAGCGAATCACTGCGTGCTACCGAGGCGGAGATGGATGAGGTGGACGACGCTATCGCCCCGGAGACGCTGAGCCGGGAGATACGCACGGGGGCGGTACCGGCCCCAAGCTCGCCTGATGCGGAGCGCGATAACCCTCGCATGCGGCTTAACCAAGTTGCCCTCGCAGGCAGTTCTGCCTACGCAAAGGAATACCGCCTTCAGCTACTCCATAGGTTGCTGATGCGGAACATTCCGTTGGACCAGATCGCCAGACAGCTACAAGTCTCCATCTCCACCGTCGAGAAAGACCGGGCTTTGCTGAAGAGCCGACTGCGGGAAGCAGCTACGGAGATGAACATCAATGAGATGGTCGGTGGGCAGAATGCAGTCTATGACGAAATCGCAGGGATGGCCCTGCGCATTGCTTCTACCGGCAATAGCAAAGACGAGAATGGCAATTCCATCCAGGCCGTGCCGACCGCCATGCGCCTTGCTGCAATGCGTACCGCGCTCGCGGCCAACGCAGACAGAACGCGGTTCCTGAATACTGCGGGGGTCTTCGACGTTCTGCGGTTCCGCAGGGCGGAGGATGGTAGTGCATTGTCTGACGTGCAACAACTCATGATGCAGACCGCCGAACTCTTGGAGTCTTTGAATGCGGATGAGCCCGCAGCAGCACCGAAAAAGGGCGGTAAATTCGCCCCTATGACCTTCGATGACGCGGGGGCCAGTAGCAGCGACAACGAGGTAGTCGATCTGTGAATACCCTCCAAATGACGAGGCGTAAAGCCTCGTTCCTATCCGCTGTCGATACGATAGCCGATGGCCTGCAAAACAAAATGTTTGCGGCAATGTACCGCGAGGCAGTGCTACGGAAGGTCAAATACGGGGACGACGTTCTCTTCCAGTTTTTGACGCACCTTGAGCGTATCCCGGTAGACATCGAGACGTTCATTGACGACCCCGAATTTCTGGGCGCAACCGATTTGACCATCTGGCCGGAAGTTCGTAAGGCCATTGTCGAGTTGAACCGGAATTGGTGGCGGGGTCTAGAGGCGGGGGCGTACAACTCAGCGTGTTTGATGGGGGCCTGCGTTGACGCGGACACAGAGTTCTTAACCCCTTCCGGTTGGAAATCAATTTCAGATTACCAGCCCGGCGACACTGTAGGGCAGTACCATGCCGACGGGAGTGTCACGTTTGTCTCACCACAAAGGTACGTGCGCTACCGGGCGGAGCATTTTCTGCACTTCAGCCCGAGGGGCGGGGTAGACATGGCACTTACAGAGGGTCACCGTGTCATCTACCGTCACCATGAAACAGGGGAAATTCTAGAGATATCAGCGGAAGACCTTGCGGAGAAACAGCGCACTCTGAAGTACGGATTCCGTGGGAAGTTTATCTCCACGTTTAGCGTTGCGGGGCGTCGAGGTATCCGCCTTAGCGATGACGAAATCAGAGTGATGGTCATGGTTCACGCCGATGGATCATTCGACACCACTGAATGGTGCAATGTCATCGTAAAAAAGCAACGCAAAGTCGAGCGGGCCATGCAGCTTCTCGATGCGGCTGGCATTCAGTACACCTACGTTCGCCGTAGGGACGGATATACACGCATCCGTTTCTATGCACCTGAAAAAAACAAGACGTATGCTGGATGGATGAATTGTACGGAAGCACAACTACAAGTTGTAGCGAGTGAGGTTATCCACTGGGACGGCTCAGAACTGCACGGGCAGTTTTACACTGCTAAAAAAGAAGAAGCAGACTTCATCCAGTACGCTCTGGCTGCGACCGGGACCCGAGCCACGATGCAGTGGCAAAATCGCGGGGGAAACCGCTCCATTGAATATCGAGTTAAGGCATGTAAAAAGGACAGCACTTCTTTAAGCCAGTCAGGTGACTGCGTTACTATGGTTGAATCTCAGGACGGTTACTGCTATTGCTTCACTCTGCCGACAGGAATGTGGGTTATGCGGCGCAATGGGAGCATCGCAGTTACTGGCAACACAGGTACAGGCAAGACCTCGATTGCTATCGTCACCACTCTGTACACCACCTATCTCCTGTCTTGCATGGTTAACCCGCAAGCATGGTATGGGTTGCCCAAGGCTACGTCGATTGTGATCCCGATCATGGGGGCAAAGCCCCGGGTCGTGAACAAGGTCATCTACATTCCGATGAAGAAGATTCTGGAATCGATGCCCTATTTCCAGAAGCATTGCATGCCGTCGAAGTTGGTCGAGTCGGAGATGTACTTCGAGGAAAAGAACCTGCGTATTGCTCAGCCCGGGACAGACGAAGACGCAATTCTTGGCGAAGCCATCATCAGTGGCATTGTCGATGAAATCAATTTCATGAATGTTGTGCTCCGCTCCAAGAAAGCGGAAGTCACCAGCGGTCGCGCGGGGCTGTACGATCAAGCTGTGCAAGTCTTCTCCACCATGGAGCGACGCAAGAAAGGCCGCTTCACCCGGCAAGGCCCCATGATTGGTGTCATCTTCGCGTCGTCGTCCACCAAGTATCGCGGGGACTTCACCAGCAAGCATGAGAAATTCGTGCGGGAGCACAACGTCAAGACGTGCTTCGTCTACAACAAACGCCAGTACGATGTTGTGCCAAGCGAGCGTTTTTGTGGTGACACCTTCAAACTTGTGATTGGCAACGATATCTACCATGACACCCGTGTTTTGAAGGACGGGGAGACCGTACCGGATGGTGCCTGGGTCGAGGATATCCCTGTCGAGTACAAAGACGATTTCCTGAAGAAGCCCTACGACGCTCTCCGGGATGTGCTTGGCGTAGCCCACAATGCTCTGTCGCCGTTCATCAAGACCCGCCACAAGATATACGAGTGCATCGAGGCGGGGAAAGAGATTGGTCTGGAGTCCTTCTTGCTGCGGGACCATGTGATCCTAGGCGAGCACGGCATGCCCCAGGTCAAGCAGGGTACGTACTGCATGAACCCGTCGCGCCCGCGCTATGTCCATATCGACTTGTCGCGCAACGAGGACAGGTGCGGTATCTCCATGCTCCGCTTCGAGGGTATGCGGGAAGTCCAGCGGTCCAACGGCATGAAGGAACTTCTGCCCGTTGCTACGGTCGAGATGGCCTGTAGCATCCTGCCTGATGTGAACAATGAAATCGATGTTGCGGAGGTGCGGGCGTTCGTCAAGCATCTCAAGACGAAGTACGGATTCCCGATCAAGGGAGTGTCCTATGACGGTGTGGATTCCCGCGAATCCATACAAGCATGGCGCAAGGATGGGTTGCGGGCCACCATGATTTCCGTTGACCGTCCTTCGGCGCCGTACAAGCAATTCAGAGATGCGATGTACGATAGGCGCGTAAACCTATTGGACGACGAGGTAGTCTTGGAGGAGATTCTGGATTTAGAGTACGATGAAGACAAGGACAAAGTAGACCACAGCGTTAACGGGTCCAAGGACGTTTCAGACGCGGTTTGCGGGGCCTACCACAATATGCTGGAGAGACGCACCACTTGGACTGCCGCAGCCGCCGACGACCTATCGTTCGAGGAGGCGAATAGAGCGGCGTTCGATGATCGGTTTGATGAGACCAGACGAGTGTAAAACCCTGAAAGAGGGCCATGCATATAGTAGAGGTAAGAGGGTGCGTTGAAGACGCAATGCTGAGTCACCCGCGTTTTCGTCGGTGGGTCCGCGAGATGTTTGGGGTTAGACTAGAGGTAGAGGAGGATATACGCGACCGTAGATACATATTCGTATTGCAACTGACCCACGAAAGTTTCCTGTCGGAGCCCCTGTACGCCCAGGTGAGCGTCCTGTACGAGGCTCTGCATATGTCGCTGTACCCCCGCGATGAGCTTGTTGGTGTAGCAGAAGAGCTTGCGACGGTCATGGACCGTCTTATAGAGGTGTACGCGGTAGTGGATGCCCCAGGACGCGGGGTGCCTACGATTGGCCCATTGGCTACGTACAGTATGAACCCTACTGCATCGGCTCGGGTGAGTAGCACTTCTGTAGGGTGGGTAGGAGGCTCAGTCGGAACTGCCGAACCACCCGCTACACCTGTAGCATTGCCCCCGCCACTGTCCGGGATGAGGCGGGTTCGCCGTGACACGTTAAATGCTGTCTCGGCGCGGGCCGTCACCAAGAAACCTATTGCAATCAATTTCAGAAAACGTACGTAACCGGATAGGCTACCCGGACCTGTAGCTTTGGCATTGGAGTAAATGACATGAGTGGAGAGAAGGTACACATGCCCCCGCCTATCACGGGGTACCGCGTCCTCAAACAGAGCGAAGTGGATTTGATGAATGCCGTCAAGGCCCTCGGTCCTATGATCGAGAAGGTTTTGGAAGACGTTCAACAGCATTTGGTGGTACAGAGCAACGGTGCGCCGCCACTTCAACGGGACATCGACGACGCGGGGGACCCTGACGCAGCCTTCCTCGGTGAGTTCTCGGAAGAGCGGGCACGTGAACGACTCCGCATCAACGCCGCGCAGCCGGGGCGCTGGGTTTCCATATCCAGAACACACTTTCAAGAAGGGCTCATGGCCTTGACACGTGCCGTCGCTCAGCCCGAAAGTTTCTGAAAAATTTCTGAAAACTCTGGCACAGTTTTCGCATCACTGAATCGACTTTTCGGTGGAAACTCTGGCAGGGGTCCCACATCACTGTAGTTTCGCTGGGGCTGGTT